AAAATGGAGCTAACTGGGAAGGACAATGGAAGGATGGTGACGGAGACGGACCAGGGACTATTACTTATTCTGATAAAACTCAGGCTGTAGTAACATTTGAAAAAATTGGTGGTGAAAAATTAGAAACTAAAGATAATGCAGAACAAAATCAAACAGGAGGAAATACACAAAAAGGCACTTTTTCAGAATGTCTTAAAACACCTGGTTATAGAGAAATAACAGGTCAAGAACTTCTTGACAAGTATGCTGAAAATTTTCCTTGTTTAAACGAGGCTTCGAGTTTGGGCATATTACAATCAGCAGGCTCAGATAATAATAATATGACGGTCATAATACCTGCCGAAGGGACTATAAATAAATATGGTTTATATGTATACTCATCAAATCCTAAAGTTTGTGTTATATGTAAAGAAGGTAAAGATACATATGAAATAAGACCTTATGGTTGTAGTTGTGTTGCTGGTAAATATAAACCAGTAAGAGGTAATGTAATAGACGACCCAACTAACTTTACACCAATGGAAGATAAGCCAAAAACTAAAGCTGAATGTAAACCAGTTAGCGGTGATAATATAACAAAAGACAAAAATTGTAAAAACCTATCACCATCTGAGGTTGCCGCGTCATTTGGTCTTAGATGGAGTGATGTTTCAGCTGATTGGATAGCAAATAATTGTTATGGTACTACACCATGTAAAAAAGGTTCTTATGGTACAAATATTAATATTAGAAACGCAATGTGTAATGGAACATATGACCCAAAAAATCCACAAGAAAAGAACCCACAAAAAGGAGGTACACTACCAACAGACCAAACACCAGGAGGAGAAAAACCAGTAGGAGAAAAACCAGGAGACGACCAAAAAAGATTTATAGAACCAATATTTCCAGGTCAAGGTAAAGACACACCAGTTGCAGATTAAAATTTAAAAAAATAAAAAAAATGAACTATAAAAGAATATTAATATCAGAAGCTGAAAAAAGAAGAATTAAACATATTCACAATGTTTCTAGAAGAAATGATTTTAGAAATCTATTAAAAGAAGAGGGTGAATATAACCCAGGCGTTGACCCAAAAGTTGCTGAGTGGTTTAAAAATACAATTAGTAAAGAACTACCTGGCTTCCCAACAGATGGGTATGCTTTTTCAATTGAAGACCCAGCTAAACCAGGTACAATGGTAACGGTTTGGGAAGTTTTAAACCCTGACAACAATCTTAAATATTATTTATTTACAGATGGTAGAGCTCAAAATGCAAAAGGTGAGATGGCAATTAATAAATGGCACACAGACCCGGCCCCAACATTTGATCAAACAAGTCAAGAAGGAACAAGTAGTGAAACAGAAACTAAAGTTACTATAGACCCAAATATGTCACCAGAAGATGTTAGAAAACAAGCTCAAGACGCAGCAAAGAAAAAGGTAAAAGAGCAAAAACAAGCTACTAAAGAGAATGTAAATAAATGTATCGAACATTATAACTATTATAAAAAATTAACTAAAGGTAACGAAAATAAGTTAAATAAATTAATGCAAGACCCAACCTTTAAAGGGTATGTTGACCAAACTATGGTAAATATAGAGAGTTGTTGTACTATATTTGATCCATTACAAAATGAAGAAATAACTAAAAATTTAGGAATCTGGTATAAACAAAATCTAAATAAATACTCTAAGAAGGTAATAGAGTCTGGATTTTGTAAGGGTGGAGAATAAAATAATAGTTTAGTTTTTAAAATAAAAAGGACCTCAAATTTTACTAATTTGGGGTTTTTTATTTGACATTAGTTTTAAAAATGTTATACTTTAAATAACAAATTTTAAATAAAATGGCTTTAACAATTGTTTTAATTATTTTTACATTAGTTTTATCAACGATAGCTATTGGTGTTTACATTTGGTGGAAAAGATATGGTAAAAAACTATTTGGTTTACTTGAAAAGATGACTGACTTTAAAGGTTCAGGATTTGGAAATGGTATGTCAATGCCAAGTATTAGTGATTTACAACGACAAATGAAACAATTCAAAAACTACTTTGGTAAAAAGAAGTAACAATAAAATAAGGTGTTCTAGGACACCTTATTTCTTTTTATTGTGATACTTTATTTCGACTTCATAAGGACCAGTCTTAGTTTTACTAGTATCGTACTTCCAAATTGCAGTACAATCATCGTGTTCAAATTTCAATTCGTATTTTTTATGTTCTATTTTTTTCTTTTGGTTCATATAGAACAAATATATAAATTAATATTAATTAACTCAAATCTTCTGGAATTTCTTCGTCTTCTTTAATATCCTTTTTTTCTTTTTGTATTTGCGTGACAGTATACCCAGCAATTAAGAACTCAATACCAGCCCACATACTTAATTCATATACATCCATAGTGTCAATCTTTTTAACTAAAAAATAAACCATTCCCATTTGTGCTATTAAAAAAGCAACACCAGACTCAACTCTTTTCTTTGAAAAGAATGATTTCTGAGATGAGTACATCTTCATAATTTCTGTGACAAACCATCTAATATTTGATCCACAATTTGTAAACCAATTTTTAATACCTTTTAATTTTTCTTTCATAATTAAACATTTTATATATAAATATTTACTTTTTTTTGAATATTACTATTTTATAAAATTACTATAGAAATAAAAAAGGGACAGTAGCGAATTGTCCCTTATATTATTACCATAACTAGTAACGGTCCTAATAAAACTTTTATTGTCCTTTAACTAAATTTACACATTGTTTTAAATATTCTTTAGCTCTTGGTGATGGTGTAAATTCGTCATCTTTTGTTTGTAGATTTAAAACTCTTTCTATATCTTTAACTAATTCAGTTCCATGTTCGTTTTCTTTATATAATTCAGTTATTTTATCCATTGCTTTATGACAATCACCAGTTGTTTCATCATAATAGTTTTTATTTCTAAACCGATTTAAGTTATTCATCATATCATAAGCTAAATGTGATCCACCATCTTTAATATCTCTAAATAACCTTAAATTATTAAGAATACCTAAAGTATCAACCATTGAGTTAACGCCAATTCTTCTTTTTGAAACTCCTGGTGCGTACTTTGAGTATTCGTCCGCTTGACCAACTATTTCATCAAGAGGAATTACATTTTCTGGTATACATCTAGGTTTTGGAACAACCTTGCCTTTAGATTCTCTTTTTTCACCTGAATTATTCATCTCATTTTCATTAATCACATTTTTGATTAGTTTAATGAGTTCGCTTTCAGTTAATCTTATTCTTTTCATATTATGATTTTAGTATAAATATCTTTTTATTTAAATAAGTTTTTGTGTATTTATATATATAAATATGTAATAAGTTTAATTATGTTAGATAATATTATAAAAAGAGTATTAAATGAAGAGCTAAACCACCCAATGGTCATTTTAGAGTCTACAAAAATTTCTAAAGACTTAAAATATCATCTAGACAATAAAATTACATTATCAGAAAATGTATTTAGAATATTTTCAGAATCTTATTTTAAATTAATAAATGAAGTTAGAGAATTATATAATAATGGTTCAATTGATTTAAATGATGAAGATATCTGGTTAGTTGAAAGTGATATTGGTAAAAGAGTAAAGCTTAGTAATGGTGAAATTGTATGGTTAGATTTACCATTTGAGGTTACAAACCAACTAAATGAAGCCAAACATAGAGGCAAAAATGTTAAATTAAATAGTCCATTTAGAACACCAGGCGGACCAAAAAAATTTGCTGTATATGTGAAAACACCAAAAGGAACTATAAAAAAAGTTACATTTGGTGACCCAAATCTAAAAATTAAAAACTCAAATAAATCAAGAGCAAAGTCATTTAGAGCAAGACACAAATGTGATCAGAAAAAAGATAAAACCACAGCTGGGTATTGGTCTTGTAATGTTGGTAGATACGCTAAAAAATTAGGATTAAAATCTTCTAAAAGTTGGTAAAATTATGGGAAAAATTATAATAACAGAGAATGAAAAAAATAGAATAATTAATCTATATAAAAAAGATTTCCTAATTTTAGAAAATAGAGCAACTGATAAAATTAATAAATTAAAAACAGATATAGAATATTTGTTAGGGTTTTACGAAATAGAAGATGGTAAAATTTATGATGATAAAACTGAAATAAATCCAGAAACCATAAAAAAACTAGGACCATATTATAAAACTAAAATAGAAAGTGTATTGGTTGGAGCTGAAGAAG